CTGTTGATGTCCTGTGTGCTCCTGTTCCTGTTGCACACGTTATAATTATTCCTACTGCTGATGCAGCACCAATATCTTCGTGTTGATTAAATGTACTTTGACAATAGCGTTTACATCTTTGTAAGTTTTCACCATAACCTTCGTATTGAAAGTCTGGTATAGTATCCGCAGTAAATGAACCTACTTCCATTTGTATTCCAGTAATATTTATAAACCTACTTGTGTTTGCAAAAATTGAACCAATATCTCTTACTGTGTTTGCTGTAGTTACGCCTTGAAATACATTGGCAGGAGTTCCACTTGTAAAGTTAGAGCCTGCGTGTAACCAAAATCTAAGACTAGCACTATGTTGATTATCATTGGTATATTGTGAAGCTGTATCTGCTGGGAAAGCTAACACATGCCTAGTCCAACCTGTTGTAGTTGTAAATGCTCTTGTGCAATGTCGGTTGTGGTCAGTGTTTTTAAACTCTACTGAATAAACTACTGCCGCATCTGCTTTAGCATAAAAAGCAATAGTAAATGGTTTTGCTGTTGAATGTCCTGTTTGCAGATGATGTAAATCATGTCCTTCAAATTTGTATTCTAAATTAAACCCCTCACCTGCCGCAATAGAAGTATCTGCTGTAGTGCAGTCTATAAGTATAGACTCAGCAAAACCAGGCAAATCGCTTATTTGAGCTTGTGAAGAAGAAAATCTTCCTGCTGTTGTTCCATCAATCGTATGTCTAATTCTATCTACACTAACGTAACCCTCATCACCATCTCCTAAACCTGTTACTGCTCCATGGGCTCTTTGTGCTATTGCCATGTTACCATTAATAATTATAGGTAAAGCATTAGGTCTTGATGGTGCTAGGTTGTCAGCTAATTTAGCTGTTGTTATAGCATTGTCTGCTACTTTTGCTGTAGTAATTTGTGCATCTGCAATATGTGCAGTATCAATTGAAGCATCGGTATAGTGTTCTGAATTTACTGCATCATCAGCTAGTTTTGCACCTGTAATCGCATCGGCTGCAATCTTTCCTGTGGTTACATTTAAATCTGCAATATGTGCAGTATCTACTGAACCATCTGCTATCTGTGCTGAATCAATAGCATCATCAGCCATTAAAGCATTTGTTATTTGATCATTAGCAATATGTGCTGTGTCAATACTAGCATTGGTATAATGCTCTGAGTTTATTGCATCATCTGCAATCTTAGCTCCTGTAATCGCATCAGCCGCTATTTTGGCTGTGGTAACTTGTAAATCAGCTATATGTGCTGTGTCAATACTAGCATTGGTATAGTGTTCAGAGTTAATAGCATCATCTGCTATTTTGGCACCTGTAATCGCATCAGCCGCTATTTTTGCAGTAGTTACATTAGCGTCTGTTATTTTGGCAGTAGTTACATTAGCGTCTACTATTTTTGCTGTAGTAATTTGTGCATCTGCAATATGTTCAGTATCAATAGAACCAGCAACATAATGTTCAGAGTTTATTTGATCATCGCCAATTTTAGTACCATCAACGGCATCTGCTCCTAACTTATCTGTTGTAACTGCACCATTATTTATTTTTGCAGTTTCTACTGCACTTGCTGCGATCTCTGCTGTATCAATAGCATTATCTGCCATTTTAGCATTAGTAATTTGACTATCAGCAATATGGGCTGTATCAATTGAACCATCAGTATAATGCTCTGAGTTAATAGCATCATCTGCTATTTTAGCACCCGTTACTGCATCAGCATTAATCATCGCTGTTTCTACAGCATTATTAGCAATTGTTATAGCACCACTTGAAGCAATAGTTACATCTCCACTTACTGCTACTTCTTCATAGCTTGTGCCATCGGCAACTAATATTTTACCTGATGTAACATCAGGCATACTTAATTTGCCGGGCAACGTTAAATTATTACTAGCATCTAATATTGTAGTTTTACTTGCTGGTAAACAACAGAATACAAATTTAGTACCCGATGAGAAGTTTACTGCATTGTCGCTGTTAGAACTTGATATAACTGTAGTACGAGCCAGAGTTGAACTATCACCTGCTAAGGTACCTAAACCTACTTCAAATTCTGCATTTAAAACAATACAGTAGTAAGTAGTGTTGCTGTTACCGACACCCGCTAAGAAAGTTTCAAAACCTTGAATTGCACCGCCTAAAGTAACTGTACCGGTTCCAGTAGTTGCGGTACTTTCTTTTACACGGTCATTGATTACTAAGGCCATGTGCTACTCCTATGCTATTCGTATAATTGCTGCAGAAGATGAAAAAGCTGGAAACTGAACCGTAAAGGTGCCGTTAGTAGCTGTTTTATCACCACCAAAATTTAATACGCATACTGCTGGATCACCTGTCTGGGTATCGTTATAAATTAATGCTCCTCTTGCGGTTAAGGTAACACCTGTGAACGACAAGTCTGCATAATCTACCAATGCTGTATCTGTTGATAGCGAGGTGCCACCATTAGTTAAAGCACTGCCGCCTGACGCATATTGACCTGTATTCGATACCTGGTTATCAGAAGTAAACGATGTAGTCGATTTACCTAGAGTTGCACTACTAGTGTAAAGCGATAGTTTAAAACTATTACCACCACTTGCTTTAAAATTATGAGTGCCTTCCAATAATTCTTTTTTAAACGAATTACAGATAGCGTTTGTTGTTATTGCCATTATCCTGCTCCCTTAACATTTGGTGAAACTGATGGGACTGGAATTCTAGGAACCCCGTCCTCGTACTGCCCACGTTTTCTATGCCCCATTTGCTGTAAAGCAAACTGCTGTATTTCTTCATTGTACTGACTTTTGTACAATGTGTACATATCAGCGGGCCCTTTTAAATAACTAAAACATTCAGCCAGGACACCGTGTAAAAGCATTGCTTCTTGATTAACTGACAAGAAAGTTGCAGTTGAACTATTAAAATGCGGTGGATCTATAACATAATTAATTTGTACGCTTAGAGCAGTGGATGGAACGGGTGCAACAACGATCGTACCGTCATCCCAGTTAGCATAATACTTAGGTATGCCTGTCGCATCGGTTGAATTAAATTCTGATATAAAGCTAGTATCTCTTTTTTCTAAAAAGATACGAGTACCACTGCTGGTAACCTGCACTGACCTTAGATACATAATACCATCAGGCATTGTTAAGAATCTTTGGTTAGCTACACAACTGGATGTTTTATATGCTCTTAAATCGTCATAGTCAACTTTGCCCGCTATGTCTAATTCTGTGTTACGGATAAACTGATCTAATAAAGTGTCGGTCAAAACATTAGAGTCTACTTCAGTGTAGCTTTTTACTTGTGTTAAAAAATTAGCGTGTGTAATACTCATGATATTGTAATGGTTACCTCTCCAGCGCTAGCTGTCATTTCAAATGATGTCAACAGCGTCCCTAACATATTATCACTAGCTGCCGGTTGCATACTTGAGTTATTGAAGCCGTTATCTATATATATTAAAAAAGCATCGTTGTCTTCTTTTGGTCTTGGTCTTGGATTCGCTAAAGCAATGGCATCAGCTTTGTGATGCGCTCTCCTAATCTGAGGGTGTTTTGATTCAAACTCGGATTTGTGCACCAATGAACCATTCCACTCCTTGACCATTTCCCTATAAGGGAACTCCATACCTGATCTATCAGATATTGCTTTAGCATATTTTCCACGAGCATAAGCCATAATGACCTCTAATACAGTTTTGTAGGTCTATTTCGACCTAATTTAGTTTTAACTTGAACAAAATTACCTTTCTTAAACTTTGATAATTCTTCCGCTTTAAGTTTTTTTTGTATATAACTTCCCGCTTCTTTTTTACCATTTTTATTTCTTCTATCTAATGCCCCAATGGTTTTTTTTGCATCTTTATCTTTTACTAATGTTTTCACATCTGAATAATTTTTAAGATATTTGTTAATCATGATCTCTTTTTTTGTTTCAGAACTTTTATCAAATATATCTTCAATATATTTGTTTTGTTGACTTTTTTTGTGTATTTCAAGTATTTTTTTTATACCTTTTTTATTGTTGTATACTTTTTTTGCTGCAAAACTAAAAACGCCCATAATTAACTTCCTTTAAGAATAATAACTTTGCGGTGTAATATACACCGAAGTTCTTTGATTATCTTCGTCTAACGCTCTTTTTAACTCATCTTCATATATTGCTTTATTTTGTTGAGTCATTTGAGGGTTAACTTTCATGCTTAAATAATAAGCCAGACCCGCAACCATTGCAGGTATAAACCTAAAAGCTACATCTGACTGGTTAGTGTAAGCTCCCGCATCTTCAATACGTTTAACTGTATAAAATTTTAAATGGGTATAAGTACTTGCATCAGGTGTTTGGTACAAAGTGATCGTAGGTGTTGTTTGACGATCTACGTAATACTCAGACGGTTGACCTGTTGCTCCTTTATTACTTTTTGCTGCATAATCGCTTCTTGATATTTTAGTTAAAGCTACATCACTAGTTGAACTAGTAGTTCCACTTG